AGTACCGAAAATAACAACAGATGAATGTGTCACATCTAGAATCGCAGCTCTATGTGAATCTGGACCTCTAGCCGGGGCTGATCCAATTACTTCGTATGTACCCGGATTTAATGTGAATTGATTAGAGGAAAGTGAGACAATAACACTACTATCACCTTCTATTGTATTCAATGTTCTTGTTTGCCAAGAACCGGAAGTAAATGTTCCACCGTGTGTACCAGATGATTTAATATCCTTTAAATAACATGTTTTAGGAACAGTTACAGCAGCTAGATAATTAGAAGTTACATCGTCAGCCCATGTAGGTTTAGATATGACCTCAACATCACCAGATACACCCCAAGTACCGTTCCGTGTCGTTGAACCATTCCATAAGATAGCGAGTTCCCCAGAACCAACCTGTCTTGTGTAACCAACTAAACCGGGGTAAGAGAATGCCTGTACGTTGCCGCTATATACAGACACAGCCTGTTCATATAAAGGGAAAGTAACTCCACTAATGTTAATAAAAGGGTTTAGGTTATTGCCACCAGATAAACCAGCAACTGTTCCCAAAATATTAAACTTTATACGATGTTCACCTTCTGCACCAGTATAATATACAATTTTAGATTCTAATGTAGTCCATCCAGCACCAGTGATAGTAAAGTCACCATTCGCTTCACTATATGACCTTGGTGTATTGGCGGTAGTTACTACATGTTCTGAAGTTGCTGACCAGCCGAGTATAGGTACTCGGTAATACATTTGAACTCTATCACCAGCAGCAAATGTTATATTCCCACCTGTTGCTGCGATATTTTGTCTAGCATTAGTTGAGCTATTAAATTCAAAAGGTCTGAGAGCTGTTGCAGTATTATAACCGATATGTCCACGGTAAGTATTACCAGTTAAATCATAGATGACAACATCACCCAAAGGACTACCGAAAAAGGTCTCAGTTTTCGTAGTATCAATTGACAATCCATCTGGTAAATTTATACTTCCCAATGTTCCAGTTGGAGCACTATCTACATAAACCTCCATCTGAACTTCTAAGGTATCACCAACTTTTCTTTTATATCCTGTATATGTTACACCAGTAGTCCATGACCCTGTAGGAGTGAATTGTTCCCATCCCTCATTGGCATTAATATCAGCTAAAACATATCCCGGCAGGATTGTAGGATATTTTCCAAGAGTAGCATTCTGATCTATTTTATGAATAGATACAGTGTTATCATAACTGTTTGTTACAAGGTTAATCGCTGAACCATTAGAGTGATAAACACGAACATCTAGATAGTCACCAGCAACACATTCTATCATGTCAGAGATATCTAATGTCATTTCAAGAGAGTTAGCCACTTTGTTTACTTGGAGATTTCTACTAGTGAGAGTACCATTTTTGTGAATAACTATTTCTGCCTGTTCTCCCACATCCCAGCCAGCAGTTGCTGCTAAAACTATCTTTGAAGTAACAGAGTATACGCCATCACTAGGACATGTATATTTCCAAGAAGAACCTGTTGTTACAAGAGAATCATCATCAAATCTTTTTGTTGAGAAGTCTATAATCTTAGCTGAACCACCTGATGCTATAGATGTCCCAGTAGTGTGTGAATAACCAACAGGTCTAACTGTTTCTAGTGGATTTATTAGGTGTTCAGAAGGTTGAACCTGTAGATCGGAAGCCCATGTTGGCTTACCAGTTAGTTCAACATCACCGGAAACCGCCATGCCTGAAAATGAGGTCGTTGCTGTCATTTCTATAGTGTTACTATCAGCAATAGCATCAGCGGCTGATCCAGTTGAACTACCAGACCCCCAGTTAGCAGATACACCCTGTACATATGATGGGAATTTTATTCCTGACACATTAATGGATTGATAGGTAACAGAGCTATGGCTTCCTGTTATATTAAACCTCATTCTCCATGTACCATCCGATGTTTTATAGGGGATAATTACAGCACTTGTTGTCGTCCATCCTGACCCTGTAACGGTAAAATCACCATTTGCTTCGCTGTATTGTTTTGGTGTATCTGGACCAAGATTCTTAAACATGAATGGAGTTACATCAACACCAGTTACAGATGGTAAGGCTTGTTTTGCAATTGTAAATCTGGACTTAGTTCCTGTACCAGAAGCAGTAGCATCAGCGTGTGCTCTTATAACATCACCTGCTTCTAGATAACCTTGCCATGTTGCCAATCCATAAAAATTAGCTGCACTAGAAGTATCAATAGCCAAAACTTCATTATAATTTGTTAGATTATTTATTGAAGTTGAAAGTTGAGTACCATTTAAGCTAATTCCCATGTGGGCAGCAGTAACAAAATTATCACTGTATGATATTAAATATACTCCAGATTTATTAATTGTAAAAGATGCACCATCTGTTGCAGAGTCTGCATATGTAATATCAGAGCCTAGATTATCAACGATAGATGAAAATCTTCTAATACATGTATTTGTAGAACCATAACCACTGGCTGTCTGTAGTCTAATCATTGAGTCAACTGTTTCAAATTGAGGCTCAACATTAGATACAGCTACTTGAACATTCTGTTCTTGATGTAAGATTCTGAATCCAGTCCACGCATTACCATATGATAGTGGTACATTTGTTGCAAATCTAATCACATCCCCAGCTTTCACATATGCTGATGCCGATATAGCTTGCCAATAAACAATAGCTGGTACATCAATTACTGTTAAAGTTTCAGATGCAGAGGGTATAGAACTCGGGTTAGCAGCATTCTTTGAAATATATAAACTAGCAGGAGAACCAGAGGTTGGTAGTAAGATTGCAGAAACATCAATAATACCATCTTTAAGAACTGTTATTTTTGTTCCATTAGTATTATCTATTGACAATGCACTACCACGAATACTTTCAAGTGTACTAAAAGCCAAAGTTGTCGCTTCTGCGCCTGTACCTTTACCACTGTTTGGTTTGTAGACTATTTCTGTGGTTGGTATTTCTACTTTGGAATCAGGAGCAGTTTGAAGAATTCCAGCTTGTTTTAGTGCTGAAATTGTTAGGTAGTTAACGGCATCTGTTCTAAAATTTCCAGCAGACCATTCAAAATAAAATTTATCTCCAGCATTTAATGCTAAATTGGCACTAATATCAGCAGCATCATTTGCTTGAAATACTCGATCAGATGACATTACTTGTGTGCCATTTACAAACAATTTTAGTTCAGCATTTGCTACAGTGTTCCATGAAACATAACTTAGATTTACTAAACAATCTTCTTGTGCAGTAAATGTTGTATATGTTGGACCGTCATTGGCAATTGCAATTAGTCCATCACCTGTAGAAGAGAATGATCCCAAGGTAAAGACAAGTCTGCTTCCAGAAAATGACATGGTAGAGCCAGCACCATTATATCCAATAAACTGTTTCTTACTATCGGACATTACTTCTTTAAATGTTGATCTTTCTTCTTTAAGAATAGTAGTTGGGTAGATGTAGTCAGCACCTTGTCTTTGTAGAACAAAAGTAAAATCATGATCTTGAGCGACTTCCGTATAAGTTTGTGTGAGTATTGTTAGACTAGATGCTGTGATAGATTCGATTTGTATCCCTAAATTTCCTGCAGGATTTTCTAGAGAACTTGAAACAATAGATGGTGCTACCGAAAAGAAATCAGTAATAAAATTAACGGTAACTTTACCAGCTGCTGTTCTGGAAACACTGCTTATAAAAGGGCTATTCTGACTAACGATAGCCGCTGTACCATTATTGCTGATTCTAGCAGAAAATATATTTTCTCCTGCACTAGTTTCTACTATCTCAGAAGTTTCTCGTTTAGTTAACTTTAGAGTAACATCATCAAATCTAGAAGTCTTTCCAGTTTCCTGAAGTCCTTTAACAGTATAAGACATGCTTGCACATGTTGCAGGACAATCAAAAGTATAGCTTCTTTTTCTAGAAGAAGTTGTTGAACTGTATGCTTCAACAGATTGATTCTGCATTAGATATGCAGCATTTGTTTCATCGTAAACATCAAGAGTTACGTTACCAGATGATGCATCTGAATTGAAGTCAAACTCAATAGTTAAGTTCTTTCCTCTGAATTTTGGTGAAATAGCAAAAGCATTTTTCTTTACTGATTCAGTTCCTGATGCTTGGTGAAGCAATTGGAATACATCTGTTCCATTAATAGGATTAGATGTAGAAATAGAAGCATTGGTTGAGAATGTAAAATTACCGGGTGTACTATCATCTGCATTATCTACAGATAGAGTGTCAGCGTCACCAACACCGGAACCGCCTGTCATATCACCAGCTTTGAATTTACTTGCGGCATTATCCCATACAAGAACTTGACCATCGGTAGGTGGAGTAACACTAAGATCGTCAATATTTTTACCATATAGTTGATTAGCATTCCATTGAGCTGTAGTGTTGCCAACTTGAGCTGCTGTAACAGAATGCGGATTAGCTGTATCTGAAGTGTGGTTTGATAGGGCTGTAGACGTTGCTCTTGTATCAACATCGGTTTGTAATTCGTTTAATGCAGCTTGTACATCAGTAGCTACTAGGTTCCCTGATGGCACATTTGATATAGCCGAAGCATCGTGAGCATCAACTGCATCATTTAAGTGATCAGAAAGTCCTGTGTCACCTTCAAGAGTGTCTACCCGACCTTCAATTTCGTCAATCGCAGCTTGAGCATCAGTCGCTGTCAGACCAGAAGTTGCGTTTACATATGAAATGGCAGAAGCATCGTGAGCATCCACAGCGTCAGCTAGGTGGTTCGATATTCCAGTTTCTGCTGTGTCTAATCGACCCTCAACCTCATCAATAGCTGCCTGAGCGTCTGTTGCGGTTAAACCTGATGTGGTATTCACATATGATACGGCAGAGGCATCATGAGCATCTACAGTGTCATTTAAGTGATTTGTTATATTCGTTTCAGCACTGTCTACACGACCTTCTACTTCATCAACAGCAGCTTGTACATCTGTGGCAGTAAGACCTGATGTAGCGTTACTATAAGCAATTTCAGAAGCTTCATCTTTTTCAGCAACTTTAGCATCAACATAGGATTTAATTGATTGTTGAGTAGCAAGATGTGATGCTGAGTTTGACACCATATCCGCTTCATTTTTAATAGCGGTACCAGACACAGTTCCATTTACTACTGGAGTTTCCAAAGTCTTATTAGACATTGATTGTGTTTGATCAAGCGTTGCAATCTCTCTATCAGCACCACCAATATGTGTTTTAAGTTTCTGATCATCTTGGTTATAAATCCAACCCTCTGAATCAGATGAATAAGTTTGTGCGCCAGTCAGTTTTTTGAAAATTCTTCCAGCCCAATCTTTAAGTGGTTTAAGTGCCATTATTGCTCCACAGCTTTTGCTTTAAAAGTTATTATACCTATTGTTTGTCCATTAAAATTATTACTTTTATATCGAACTTGACCAGCCGATGTAATATCGAAGTCAATACCAATATCACCCTCAGAAGCCGATGGTAATACCGCAGAAAGACTGGATGTTACATTATTCTCTGTATCAAATCGAGATAAATACCAAACACCGTCTGCTTGGAATCCTCGTAATTTGCCTGACTCTACTGCAATATTTATACCATCAGAACGAGTTATAACATAATCAGATTCAAAACTAGCAACATTTGCTGTTGGAAAACTAAATCCCACAATGTTGGTAAATGCTGTTTGATTGTTAATGAAGTTGAAGTCAGTTTCTAGAATATCCAAGGCAGATGAAATACTGTTTAAAACCGTAGCAACCTCTACTAGATATGCTTGAAGTTCTTCACCATAATTTTCATCACCCGGATCGGGTATTGTAAATGATGTATTGTTAATAATAACAGTTTTAGACACTAAAATCCTCCATCTATTATTACTTGTTAATCACAGCAATAATAATATTTTAGATAAAAAAAAAGGGTCACATTGCGTGACCCTTATAGGAAGGAGGGAGGAATTAGTTAGTAATTCCGGTGTATAGAATCTGCTTGTTAGGCTTGTGACAGAAAATAGCCCAATCAGCATAACAACGGAGTTCGAAACCAGCATGATTCTCAAGAGGTCTGAAGAAATCTTCACCTTTACCGGGAACTTTAAAAGTAACATCGGTTGATCCAACTTTTTCAAATTCATCAAGAACTAGACCGAAAGCATAACCTTCTTTAATGAAAGTGTGGGGAATCACTTCTACCATACCATTTTGTGAATGGAATTTTAGAGTTTCAACACCAAGTTCGCCTTCACTTGATTTGTAGCTTGAGTCGTATGTACGGAAACCAGCCATGTCAGTTGCCATACTAGCGAAAGTAGCTGGAGAAACGTAAAGTTTGATATCTTCATCAAGACCTTTACCAGCAGCAGCAGCTATGCCTTTAATTACTTTCTCGAAAGAAAGACTTCCACCAACTGGGAAAACAGTTGATTTCCATAGGTTATAGGTAGCAGCATCTAGACCAAAAAGTGACCCAGTATTTGATAGAATCTTATGGATACCAGCAAATTCTTTACCTTTTGCTCCAAATTCATACATAACATCAGTAGCTACTGTACCAACAGGGAGTAAGTCAACAATTACTTTCTTGTTATCAAGATCAACAGAAGAAACATAGCAACTGCCCCTCGGAGTTCCACCAGAAGAGAAGATAGCAAGTTTCATGCCTTCAGCACCACACCAAATACCAGAAGCAAATTCAGCAGCAGATACTGTAATTTCATTACCAGAAGTTGAATCTACAACACCAAGACCCATTTGACCGTATAGAATCTCGGCTTCTAGTTTTTTAGTGATAGATTCTACCATGTTTTCAACTAGATGTTTAGTTGATCTTACGAAAGCTCCAAGGCTTTTTTCAGCTCTGGAAGCTGCACCATAAGAAAGGTATGATCTTAGAACGATTTCATTACCCTTAACTGAAGCTTCTTTGATTGTACCAGCAACAGGATTTTCTAGGTAGAACGCATCGCCTTCATCTCCACCATAAGTTACACCATGCTCGTTAGCAAGAACAACAGGCACGTTGTAGTTAAGACCACCCATCTTTTCAGAAGGAATGAACTCGATTTCAGGAAGGATTTTTACAGAACTTGGAATGATTTTGTTAAGCTTATCGGCATACACTTTTTTAAAGTTACCGTTAAGCGTGGTGACGGTATTGGCTTCAGCCATCTTTTTATCTCCTTAAAACATTAAAAAATTAAATAAATACAACTACTTAGAATGGATCATTCTGGTTTATTTGGTTATGTAATGGGTAGTTTACTTACATTACAGCCGTTTAATCCTATATCCTATCTACTATTACTTGTTAAAATTTATTGACACATTCAAATAAATTGTTTAAATTATGTTGAATATTTCAATGGGTTCTTAAAAAAGTCTCTCGATTTTAAGTCGGTTTTCTTACCTTTATTGAATATTTCATCTGAATTAATCTCTTTCACACCACCACCATTATCTTTAATTTGTTTAGCACTAACTGGTGGAGTTTGTTTTTTCAGACTTTTAATCATATTCTTTCTGATATTATTTAACCTATCTTCTCCAATAAAATCATATAGTTCTTCATCAGAAAGCAATGAAAGGCGATGTTTAGCTTTTTCGTATAGTTCCTTTTTAACTACAGGAATCACATCATTTGCAGAAAGAGCTAAATTAAACTTCATAGCTATTTTAAGATTTTTGGCAATTAAACCAAGAACTTCAGGGTCTTCAGGAAGATCATTAGCTTTAATCGCATCAGTAATCTCTTTTTCAAGACTAGCAGCAATTCGATCCTCTTCTGCCTTTAATTCTTTTTCTCTAGAATCTCTTTCCAATTTAGCTTTTTCATCTTCAAGCTGTTTAAGACGCTTCTCCAATGCTTCTTTTTCTTTTTGTGCAGGGTCCTTAGCTGCCTCTTCAAGTTCCTCATTCATAATTTTCTGAGCAACAGCTTTAAGATCAACACTTAAATTAGGATCAGATAAAACACTAATAGGGTCTTCTTTTAGTGCAGTAAGAAATCCCCTAATGTCATCTTCCATTTGGGTTATTCTTTTTTCAGATTCAGCAGCGGCTTGCATTCGTCTTTGTGCAACTTTAGCTAATTGGAGTTGTTTCTTAATGTACTCTTCATGTTCTTTCGGAACATCGAAAGGTAATTCCTCATCAATCTCTTCTTTGTCAATCTTAAGTTTAACCTTTCTTACTACCTCCGGTTGGGGTTCTGGAGTTTCATCCAGTGCCTCAACTTCAGCATCTACTTCAACATCAACTGATTCACTTTCCATTTCATTGTTTTGATCACTCATCTTCTATCCTTTGTTATATCCCGATCTAATGGTACGGGAATTGTTTATCTTCCTGCTCGTAATTGATTTTGTAATTGCTCACCACTAATTGGAGCCTGTTCAAAATTACCCGGAGGTGTTGCTGGCTGAACATCTGGCATTGGCATTTCTTCAGGATTCATAGCACCAGAGGGTACAGACATATTAGCAGCACCATCTGGAGGCATCATACCCGGAGGCATCGGTGGAGGTGGTGGAACAATAGCTTGTTCACCAATCATTGCTAAAATATGTGGAGCTGTTGTCATTAATGCATTAACATGTTCTTCAATATGTTGAAAAACCAATTGAGCTAGTTGTGGATTTTCTCTCATTTTAGTATCAGATAAAATTGTTCTATGATGCATAATATGTTGACTATGCTTATCCAATCCCCAAACTATAGGTAACTTCCCAGCAAGCATTTGTTCATTTTCAGATACAATTAAATTAATATCTTTCTGAGTTTCTTCAATTGTTGTCTCCAGATTACCAGTTTCAATAATTGATAAGTATTGTTGTGGGTCAGTTAAAAGTTGATATTGCAATAATTCTGATGCCATTTGTAATCTACCAGCAGTAGTCTTGCTGAGTGGGTTTCCTGCACTAACAACAACTCTACTGATATTTGATAGATCATCTTTACTAAATTCTCTGAGGTAACTCCTGTTGTTCTCACCAACAATCGCAGCAACACGTTTAGTATCAGCATATTGTTGAAGAATCTTTAGAAGTCCAGTTCCAATATCTTCGATCAACTGGTTATATTGATTCGCCAATCCCGACATAAATTGAATACTGTTTGATTGAATTAGAGCTAGTGCTGATCCTGATCTTAGGTTTGCTTCTGGATTACCTCTAATAACAGAGTTAATACCTGAAATTGTTTCCATCGTTTGTACAATAATATTCAAGTATTCAAATATCTCTTTAGGTGTATTGGTAAAGTTCATTGGTTCTGGTTTACCAGCTCCAGCATTTCCTTCAATAATATTTAATCCACCACTCAAACACTCCATAGAAATATCAGCACCTCTTGGTACATAAATATTCTGAACACCAAAGGCTTGTTGGTTTGTTAAAATTGTACTATACAGCATATTTGCTGCATCTTGTAATGGCATAATATCAAATAATGGAGTATATCCCAATGGTGTACCAAGTATATCGGCTGGTGCTATACGGTAGATAGGTATGTCATGATATGGCAACGGTAGGTCAACAAGTATAACATCTGAATCTAAAAACATCATATATCGACCATCAGGCATCGATTCTGTTTTCCTATGATAAAATTCATAGACAGCGACATCTGAAGTTTCTTCACAGCCAAATATATACTCATTAATTGACTCTAATTCAGACTTTGTTTCAATACCCATAATTTTGTCTTCAAGTTCTGGATATTTAGCGATCAAGTCAAATTTATTTTTCCATGTACGAGTCATTAACCAATAGTGATTATTATCTTCTCTAGTATTGTCAAAAGTAACATCAAAAGGAGAAAGAACATCAAAGTTGACATCGCCTTCGTATAAAAATGTTTGAGTTTCCTCATCAAACAATGGATTACCTTCTTCATCAACTAATGGTTCACCATCCATTGAATTCCATTCAAGCCTAACCCAACCGGTTGTTAAACTGATTGCATATTCTGCTGCACGATTAATCACATTCTCTACTTTCTTTTCACGCATGTAATAATCTAATAGACCATTAGCTAATTTTGTTTGTGTTCTTGATTTATAATCAGTATTAATTGCTCTAGCTTCCATAGTAGGTCTAGATGCTGTAACAAGGTTAAGCATATTCTTACCAATATTTCTTAAGTGGTTAACAGAAATACTAGTTAGTTCACCTTGTTCTCCTTCGAATACAATCTCATGCCCATTATTAGTATCATAGTAGGTCATACCGTGATACATGGCATACAATTTACGAATCTTATCTAAATATCCAGATGATTGGATTGATTTATAGAAATGACTATCCTTACCCAATAAAATATCAGCAGTCTCTTTCGACTCTAGTGCTGCAAAATATTTATCTTTAGACATTTTTTTACTAGTACCTCTCATATGACTTTCCTTTTCTAATAGTAGATTTTAATGAATATAAATCCTTAAGTGATTCCTTAAATGAGTTATTTTTAGGTTTAAAATGTGGGGATATAAAACTATTTTCAGTTAAATTTAAATCAAATGTTGCTGGATAAGGATTTTTATGATATTGAATATTTCTAACCAGATACTTCAAAGCATCTACACCGTCATAGTGACCAGCATCAGGACTTCTATCCATTTTTCTCTTAGCAGCATCTTTCCATACTGCATTTTTAAGATGAAATACAAG